CGCGTCCCAGTAACTCCTGATAGAGCGCGATGATGTCAGTGCGGCGTAGCCCGGGGTCGGTTGTCTCTTCGTTGCTCCGGCTCCGCCTATACGCCTGCCCCTCTTCGCTGTCACGGATCTCGGTACGGATCTCCTCAAGGGTGCCTGGGCTGTTTATCCACTCCCTGAGCACATCGGCGTTTTCTGGCTCGCGACCTAGAAACTCTCGATAGGCCGCGATGATGTCTATCGAGCGATGCGAGGGCGTTTCGGGGTTATTGATAGGCATGTGCGTGTCCTCTAGCTGCGAGCCGATGGCGGCGGAATGTTCGGGTTCCGCTGGTAATCAGGAATCGTGGGGTCGTACTGCTCGGCCTTCACGCGCTCCAACGCAGCCAACTCGTCAAACGCCGCCGGGTCATACGTCTGGCCGCCCAGCATCGCTCGGAGGTTGCTCATGTCGCCCGCCCGCGTGGTGTATCTGGCGTTGCGGTCGTCTCGCGTGGCCTTGAACTGGTTGTATGCGTTCGCCATCGTCGCATTGGTAGCGCCCACATTGAAGCGGTTGTTGATGTTGAACTGACTAGCCTCATTGCCCTCACCAGCCGCCCATTGCCCGTAATTGGCCTGCTGTGCGTACGCCGTGTCGGCGCGCAGTTGCGCTGCCTGCTCCTTGGCAAACGCCAACTGATCTGCGGCTGACTTCGCTCGAAGTCGAGCCGCCTCATTGGCTGATGCTGTCTGCGTCGTAACACTGTTCGATGCTGCATTCGCAGAAACCTTCGCGGCCCCTAACGCGCTGGCGGCGGTAACGGCGACGGCGGCGGTTATTGCTGCCATAATGAATCCTCTCCAAACGTAACATGGACCAAGCGTGACTCGTCTCCATCGCCGAAGTTGTCGAAGAGTGCGCGGGAGTGGTAATAGGGCGCGGGGAAGAGCAGCATCCGGTTAAAGGTTCCAGCGACATGGGTCCGACGATCCCAGTCAGCCGTTGCCTGTATCTTCTCATCCTCAGGGAGAGAACTCTCTGTACTAAGCGCCGCGCTCTTCGTGTCCCCAGTCGGGCGATGCGTCCAGAAGTCCGTGCCGTCCTCGGCTGGCGGGTCTGGGGTGAGATAGAGCAACGCCGTCCAGTCGCCCATCGTGCGGTCGCAATGGATGAAGTTCGGCTCCATCTGTCCCTTCGGACTCTGCCGAAAGAAGGTGAGCGTGGGCTGATAGGAGGGAAACCGCTCCATGATCAACGCCGACACGTCTGGAGGCGACATCGCAATGCCATGAAAAGGCACGGTATTGTGGATATGCGTCTCGAATGTCTGCGCGAGTGCCGCCGCACGGTAGGCCATCGGGTCAGGCAAGACATCGTCGAAGACCATGATCTTCGGGTCGTCCATGAGGACAGGCGTCATGCGTGCATCTCCAGTGGTCGCTGAAAGCACCGCTCGACGAGCTGGTAGCCCAGCCGTTCGTAGAACTGGTCCACGCGAGCGTCCGGCGAGATCATCTGCAACCACTGTGCGCCCTGCGAGGAGGCCCAGGCTTCTCCAGCCTTGAGTAACCGCACGCCGTCAGAGCCACGCGCCGCTGGGTCGATCCAGTAGACCAGCTCCACGGCCCCGTGCTCGCCCGACATGAAGTGGTCGTAGGCCATCAGTCCCATCATACCCACAGGTGCGCCGTCGCGCTCCAGGACCAGGCAGGCGCTCGACTCGCCGTCAATGACCCGGCGGGTCAATGCCTCCAGTTGCTCGGCATTCTCGGGAATATGCTTGCGATAGGGGGAGCCGCGCAGGAACGCCAGGCCCATCTCCACGATCCGAGGCACATCCTCTTCTGTCGCCTCTCGAATGGCGCTCATAGCACCTGCTCGCAGACCGTATCCAGGCGATACTGCATGGTCACGCCGCCCGACGACGCATAGGTCGTGGCGTAGGTGATCGCGGAGTCTTTATCAACGCGGACCAGGAATGAGGCTGTTCCGACCGTCGCGGTCGTGTTCCCCGTCATCGCCACACTCGCCAGTGTGCAGGCCACCGCCTGCGTCCAGCCAAACGTCACGATCAGCGAACTGCTGCTGGACGCGGCTCGTGTGACCCGTGCCGCCATTGAGAGCCGATACAGGCCAGGGAGGACCGACGCGATGGAGAAGTTCGTCGCCGAGATCGAGGCGGCCTGCGTCTCGACTGCGACTGCCGCAATACGGTTAGGCGTCGTATTTAGGCGGTCAGCCAGTGCCAAGAGCCAATAACGCATGGCCTGCGTCACGCGGCCCGTGATGCGCTCCTGCGTGACTGCCGACTCGACGACGAACTCGGGGACCGGTGCCAGTTGCGTGGACATTATCCGCCCTGCCCAAAGAAACCGCGCCCATCGATCTCGGCCCCCATGATCCGCCACGGGATCGGGTCCGTAACCGTGATCTCCGGCACCCACATCTTGAGGCTGCTCGGCAAGCGCGTCCAGACGGCCTGGGCGTTGTATTCGCCCTGCTTGCCAGCCGACGCGAGCCGCTGGTGCGACCATGTCTTGGCATTGGTGCTGGAGCGCAGCATCACCTGCGGGTCCACGCCTTGTCCCGTCGCTGTGCCGAGGCCCGTCTCGAGGACCAGTTCCATGCGGCTCACGAACATCCGACGCACGCCTGGAGCGCGAAACATGGGCGGCGGAATACGAAGCCGACGTATCGTGTCTCCATTGCACTCGGCGGTGTAGGCCGTGTCCATCGTGCAGACCTGGCCGCTCGTGCGGTCCCCGATTAGGTGCTGTCCGAAGCCGTAGCAATGACTCCTGGGTGCCCAGACATCGAACGCCCCAGCGTCGGCATCCCATACGCCACGCTCGTGCCAGAGGCCCGTGGTCAAGTCGAAGACCCAGGTCGCATTGGCGGCTGGAAAGGTGAGGCAATAGAACACATGCCCAGCTTCCGAGTACACGAGCGCCTCCGCGTCGGTGATGATGGAGTCGCGTGCGTAGCGTGCAATGGCTGTCTCGACCGCATACGTGCTAATACGCTGCGGCACGACCCCAGACGTGGCGACGACGATACCCGCACCATCGACGTTCTGCGAGAGCCAACACATGGAGGTGCCTGCCAACTTCACGGAGAAGGGAGCCGGTGTGCCGTAGCCAAAGACCGCGCCGGGGACTGGGGCGAAGGGAAACGGGCTGGTTCCGGCGTCATACCAGACTTCGCCCGTTTGCTCGCCGATGAGCCAGATCTGTCGGCTGCCATCAACGACCATGGCCTTCCACGGGTCTGGAGCAATGCTGCGCTGAGCATACTGGGTCGCGTCCCACGACGTGCCGTCGTTGAGCGCACTGATAAAGAACTTCGAGGCGCTACTGTCGAAGGCCAGGAAATACCCGTCGATCATGCCCGCCATCGTGCATTTATTCGCCAAGGCCGAGATGGTCGTCAGCGTATTCGAGGCAATTGTGAGGAGGTAGCCATTACCACCCGAGGCAATAAGCAGCTCGCCCCCGGCATCGCCGTTACTGGCAATCTGGGCTGGATTCGGGTCGTTGGCGACCGTGCCGTCTGTGACGACAGCGGCGCTGTTGGTCGCCGCAAACTTGTAGACCTTGTTGCCGATAACCCCGTAGACACGGCCACCCATCGAGAACAGGGCGCGAGTATTGACGTCAGAAACCGTCACATATTCTAGGAAGCCAGGGCAGGGATAGAGCGCGGCACTCCATGGAACCGACTGTGGCTCAATCGGCTCTGGATACCAGTTCACCGTCCGCTCAAGGTCCGCAAACGGACTTTGCGACTCGTAGCTGCCCGAGACGAAGCCTGGATACAGCATCTAGGTGTCCGAATAGATGTTGTAGTGCGGTCCTGCGCCCCCAAAGAGGACGCCAGATACGCCAGACGACAGGTCGCTCAGGCGCATATTCGCTCGCTTAATGTCGGACTTCGCCTGATTCGCGGAGACTTGTAACTCTGGCGTGAGGCCCGCATCAAAGGCTGAGGACAGCTCTTTGGCGAGGCCCAGTCGAAGAAACCGGCGATAGCCCGGTGGGAGGGCAATCGTCTCAGACAGTGCCGAGAACTCCGAGACAGGCGTGTGCGTGTAGATGACGCCCTGTAGTGTCGCGCTCGTCGGAATCGGATACGGAATAAGCACGCCGAGTCCTGCGGCAAACGTCGGATTGTAATACCAGTTCTGGGGATAGACCGAGGTGAGCGCCTTCTGGGCAATGGCCGCGTATCCATCTTCCGTTAAGACTGGCCCCAAGTTGTATTCCATCGTCGGAGAGACAGAGGTATCCTGAAACCCAATGTTCTCGATCGATAATGGACCCGTGGGTCGGGCCACATCCACTGCGCCACCCGTGCCGATGGTATAACTCGCCGCCGTCGAGAGCGTCCAGATCGTGCGCGTGATCGTATAGACCGTCAGATTCTCAGTCGCCAGCCCGTTGATCCAGTCGTTAAGACGCTCAAGCGCAAAGGACGAGTCCTCCGACGATGCCGTCTCTCCGGTCTGGATCACCCGCAAGTCTTGCAGACTTGCCGTGATGAGCTGCTGCACAGTCATGGG